GCGGGAAAAGATACAGTAGAGAAGTGCGAGAACGCAACTTGGCCTACTAAACCATAGGAGAATAGATGAGTAAGACACAAATACCAACAAACGGAATAGCAGATGATGCAGTCACTTCAGCTAAAGCAACAGGTCGTGGAATAACACTGGCAGACCAATGGAGAATAAATGCTAATATTTCTTTATCTGCGGACACTTCTAAATTAATTGATTCAGATTGGGAACAAGTTGATACTGATGGTTTTAGTAATCTTGGAAGTTCTATGTCACAATCTAGTGGGATTTGGACTTTTCCTTCAACAGGTATTTATCAAATAGCATGGGTCACACAAATAAAATCACCTTCACAAGGTGCAACATATGCTGGTGGAGGAATATATACTACAACAGACAATTCAAGTTATGATATCGCTTCTGATAATTATAACAGTATATATCACGTAAACGGAAAAGCATCCATAACCACAAGTTTTATTTTTGATGTCACAAACACAACAACTCATAAAGTTAAATTATACGCTTTGTGTGAGTTTGCTTCAACTTTACACGGAGCGTCTACTCTTAATAGAACTTTTGTGACATTTATGAAATTAGGAGATACATAGAGTGGCATACATAGGACAATCAATTAAAAACGGAACCTTCAGTGTCTTAGACACAAGTGGTAATACTTACAATGGTTCTAATGTAACATTTAGTTTAGGAACACAGGTAGGTTCTCCTGCACAATTATTAGTATCACATGATGGTGTAATTCAGAAACCAGGAACAGACTTTACACTAGCCACAGGCGGAACACAGATTACATTTACTACAGCACCTGTTAGTGGGGCACAAATCTTTATTGTAGAAATATCTGGTGCAGTGGGCGGACCTATGAACAGAGATTTAAATGGGGAAGAGTTAATATTAGACGTAGATGGTGACACAAGTATCACAGCAGATACAGATGACCAGATAGATTTTAAGACAGGTGGTTCAGATAGAGTTACTATAAATAGTTCTGGTAATGTAGGTATTGCCACAACTAGTCCTAGTTTTCCACTTCATGTTTCAGGAAAAATTTATGGAAGTGGTGTTGTTGCTTCTGCAGGTAATTCTTTTGAATTATCAGATAACAATGTGGCTATAAAAAGAGCAACTGATAGCATGACGCTAAATACTGGTGGCTCTGCACGAGTTACGATAGATGAAAACGGTCATGTTACAATGCCTAATCAACCTTGTGTTTTAGTTCAACCAGATGCAGAAAGAACTTACGATGCTAGTAACACCAAAATAATTTTACCTACAGAAAGATTTGATGTTAACGGAGATTTTAATAATTCAACCTACGTTTTTACTGCTCCTGTTACAGGTAAGTATATGTTTAATTTAAGTTTAGTTTTTGCAGGTATGGGTGATGGTTATCAAGCATTAGCAGTGATAGCATCTAATAGAACATATAACCCAATCAAAGGATTTGAAGGGACAACATACGAACAATTTGCCTATTCAGTTATTATAGATATGGATGCAAATGATACTGCTCAATTTAATGTAGACCATCAAAATGACACTAGTTATAATATTAGGGACGATAGCGCTGTTTCAATACATTTAATAGGATAAGGAGGTAAAAATGGCAAATCATAATAAAACAATAACAGTAACCGATTTACAACAAACAATATTATCTGATAGTTTGTATAATGATACAGATAATGCAGGTATAGATGCTTGGTTACAGGCAGCTTTAGAAGGTAAAGTTAATAACTGTTGGAAAAGATTTCAACAAGAATGGACACAAAAGTTAATGAATGATTCTTCATTCACAGACCCTATACCATCTAATCAAGCAGATTTTGTAGCATTAGTTGTAGCTAGAAGTGATTATAAAACTCGTAAAGAAAGAGATGATACACCTTTTTCAGAGTATACAGAGTAAGAGGTAAACATGGCTTTTGATGAAATAAATAGTAAGGAATAGAAGATTAAAATACCAAAAATGACTTATAAATATAATATGAAGGAAACAAAATGCCAGCAATAATAACAAACAAGTTTAGAGTCCATAACGCTGAACAGTTTAAATCAAGTTTTAGCTCTGATACCTTTTATCTAGGTATTGGAAGACCTCAACCATTTTCTGATAATCAAGCATTTAATGACGGCACTGATACAAGTCCGCCAACACCTAATGATGATGTAGGATCAGAATATTATATTTACGATGATCTCTTATCAGCAAAGAAAGTTGCAAGTACAGACACTTCACATGTAATACCAAGAAGAAACTGGACAACTGGCACAGTCTATGATTACTATAGACATGATTATGGAAACATAAACACAGCAGGAGCACAAATCGTTGCTGATTCTGGTGCAACAAATTTATACGATGCCACATTCTTTGTAATGAATAGCACGTTTGATGTTTACAAAGTTATTGACAATAATGCTGGTGGGGCATCAACTGTAGAACCTACAGGTAATAAAACAACAAGTGTATTTACAACAGGTGATAGTTATAAGTGGAAATACATGTACACATTATCTGCTTCTGAACAACAAAGTTTTGTTTCAACAGATTTTATTCATGTATCGACAGAAAGTTCAGATGTTTCTACAACTGCTGGTGCTATCGAACATGTAAAGATTACTGCTGGTGGTAGTGGTGGGGCTAACTCAACTTATACAGGTGTTGCTATTCGTGGTGATGGATCAAGTGGTGAATGTACAATTGTTGTATCTGGAGGTGCTGTATCTGCTGTGACTATTACAACTGCAGGTTCAGGTTATACTTTTGCAAGTGTTAAGGCAAGTGACTTCGGAAACGTTTCAGGTTCTGATATTGATTTTATCATTTCACCAGAAGGTGGTCATGGTACTGACTGTGTTGCTGAACTTGGTGGATTCTTTATAATGATGAATGTTAATTTCTCACAGAACGATGGTTCAGGAGACTTCAACGTTGTTAATGATTTTAGAAAAATAGTTTTATTAAAAAATCCTGTTGATAGTGGTACAGGTAGTGTTGCATCAGCATCAACTTTAGACGGAACTAAATCAATTACATTTAGTGGTACACCCGGTACATTTCAAGCAGACGAAAAAATTACACAAACAACATCTGGTGCTGTAGGTTTCGTTGTAGATTTTAATTCTACTACAAAAGTATTAAGATACATACAACCACAATTTACAAATCAAGGTGTTGATAGTAATGGCAACTTAACAGCATTTAGTAGTACCAATACAGTCACAGGCGGCACTTCAGGTGCTACTGGTACTCCTTCATCGCATGATACTACACCAGAATTAACAGCAGACAGTGGTGATGTAATGTATGTTGAAAATAGAAAACCAATCACAAGGGCATCCGATCAGACTGAAAACGTTAAACTAATAGTTGAGTTTTAATCATGGCTACAAACTTTAATGTTGTTCCATATTATGATGACTTCGATGCCAGTAAAGATTTTCATCGAGTATTATTCAGACCAGGGTTCTCAGTTCAAGCAAGAGAACTAACTCAATTACAAACTATTCTACAAAAACAACTTGAACGTTTTGGTTCACATATGTTTGAAGAAGGTTCAATGGTTATACCAGGTGACCTTAACTATGATTTAGAATATGACTTTGTAAAATTACAACCTACTTACAATGGTACAAGTGTTGAAACATATCGTGCCGAATTACTAGATAAAATTATTTCTAATACAAATGGTCTTAAGGCAAGAGTTATAGGTTCTACTGCTGTTGATGGCACTGATCCAATTACACTTTATATTAAATATGAAAACACTTCTACTTCAGATAATACAACAAAAGTTTTTGCTAGAAATCAAGTATTAACAATTACAAATGCTAATAATACTACAACAACAAATACAAATTTAACATCAAATCAAACAACTGAATATTCTGTTCAAACACAAGATATTACAACCGCAGTAGGCACAGGTTCTGCTATTCGTGTAAATGCTGGTGCATATTATGTTTTAGGAAATTTTGTTGCAAATACTGAACAAACAATTTTATTAGACAAATATACAAACACACCATCTTACAGAATTGGTTTTACAATCACAGAAAGTTTTGTCACACCAGAAGATGATACATCTCTTACAGATAATGCAAGAGGTTCAACAAATGAAAATGCACCTGGTGCTCATAGATACAAAATTCTTTTAACACTTGTAAAGAAAACATTAACAGATACAGACGATGATGACTTTATTGAATTAGCAAGAATTAAAAGTGGTGAAGTTAAAAAGTTTGTTAAGTATGCTGACTACTCACAATTAGAACATACATTTGCTCGTAGAACATTTGATGAATCAGGTTCTTATGAAGTAAGACCTTTCTTAATGGACGTAAGAGAACATTTAGATACTGGTTCTAATCGTGGTATCTTTACTTCAGGTGATAATGGTGGTGATGCAACAAAAGTAGCACTTGGTGTTGAACCAGGTAAGGCATACGTTGAAGGTTATGAATTAGAAACAATGACCCAACAAATTTTACCTGCTGATAAACCTAGAACATTTGATAGGGTGACTGATCGACCAATTCAGACACCAGTTGGTAATCATGTTCTTGTAGAAACTGTCGTGGGTATACCAGACATTGATAGTTTTGAATCAGTTAATTTAAAAGATAAACTTACTTCCGATAGTCCATCAACAATTGGTACTGCTCGAGTTCGTTCATTTCAATTACACGATGGTGACTATACAGGCACATTAGCTACAACAAGATTCAAGTTAGGTTTATTTGATATTCAAATGAACAGTGGTAAAGATTTTGCTAGAGATGTTAAAGGGTTAGCTAATGGCGATGCAACTTTTACATGTAATGTAGATTCAACAGACGTTCTATTAACAGGAACAGTCACAACAACATCTGATCCAACCGTCACTGGTCAAGGTACATTATTTTCAACTGAATTAAAAGCAGGTGATTATCTTATTGTAAATGGTGTTGAAGTTGGTGTTGTTGCTTCTGTCACAAATAACTTAGCATTAGAACTGGCTGCAAATGCATCATCAAGTATTACAGCAGGTCAATTAAAAAGATTCAGTGCAGACTTAGTAAGACCAGATCAAAAAGTTTTAGTATATGATACAAACTATTTCCGTGTAAGAAAGATTCGTGGTGATTCAACATCAAATCCAGATACAGAAAAATCAACAGCATATACAGTAAGAAGAAAGTTTGCCACAGCAACAATATCAACAGCAGCTGTTTCATATACAGTTGCAGGTGCGGACGAAACATTTACCTCAGTTTCTGATTTATCGAATTATACATTAGTTATAAAAACAGCATCGTCTTTAACTGTTGGTGATATTTTAGATATTGGTTCAGGCAACTTAGCATTATCTAACTCAAATAGAACATTAACTATTAGTGGTCTAACAGGATTAAGTACAAACGCTGCCGCTAATGGTGATACAGTTGACTTGATTGCTTCTGTTAGAGTATCAGGTGCAAACGGTGTAGAAAAATCTAAGACATTAGTTGAAAATGCAACTGTGACAGTTGACACATCAGCGGCTGCAGGAAAAACAGTAATTAGTTTAGGTAAGGCAGATGGTTTTGCATTAAAATCTATTAAGATGGCTGCAGACTTTTCAACTGCCGCAGATTCAGCAGACCCAGATATTACAAACCGTTATGATTTTGATAATGGTCAAAGAGATTCATTTTATGATTTGGCAACAGTAAAATTAAAACCAGGTCAACCTGTTCCTTCAGGTAGATTACTGATTACGTTTGATCACTTTACACATGGTGCTGGTGATTACTTCTCAGTTGATAGTTATGCAATTGATTATGAAAATATTCCGTCATATGTTTCTGCTGAAGGTAAAGGTAGAAATTATGATCTTAGAGATTCATTAGATTTCAGACCAAGAATAAATGATGCAGGTACAGGTTTCACAGGCACAGGTGCTTCAGCAACAGAACTACCAAAGATTGGTACAAACGTAGAAGCAGATTTCTCATTCTTCTTGCCAAGAAAAGATAAAGTTTTCTTAGATAGATTAGGTAAGTTCAATGTTATCTCAGGTCTTCCTGCGATTGATCCAGAATTACCTCAAGACCCAGATAGTGGTATGACTTTATTTGAAGTTAGTTATCACCCATATGTAATTAGTTTAGATGAAGTCAAAGTAAGAAAATTAGACAATCGTAGATATACAATGAGAGATATTGGTAAACTTGATAAGAGAATATCAAATTTAGAATATTACACATCATTAAACTTATTAGAAAAAGAAACTGCTGATCTTGTTATACAAGATTCAGATGGTAATGATAGATTGAAAAATGGTTTTATCGTAGATAACTTTACAGGTCACATTATTGGTGATATCAATAATACAGATTATCGTATTGGTATCGATATGAAACGTAGAGAATTAAGACCAATGGCATTTTCTGATGTCGTTGATATGGTAGAATCAGTCGATACTACATCGGCAAGAACTGCTGCCAATTATGTATTACATAGTGATGGTATTATTACATTACCATTTACTGATGAAGTTTATATTGAAAATGCATATGCATCAGGAAGTTTCGATGTTAATCCATATAAAGTTGCACCGTTTACAGGTGAGATAGTTCTTACACCTTATTCTGATGACTGGCAAGATGTCACAAGACGACCTGATGTTATTGTACAAGATGATAATAACTTTGATGTATTAAGAGAACTTGCTGATGAAGTTGGTATCACGGGAACTATTTGGAATAACTGGCAAGATAACTGGTTTGGTGCTAGAGAAAATATTCGAAACGAAGTTGTAAGTAGTTTTCAAAGACAAGAAGGTAGAAGTGTATTTCAATACAGTCAAACAAGAGAAGTTGCAACACAACAAGTAGGTCAAATTAGATCAGGACTTGAAACAAGTTTACAATCAACAATACAATCAAACAACTTAGGTGATCGTATTGTTTCTTTATCAATGATTCCATTTATGAGATCCAGACCTGTCACAGTTCAAGTCGGAAACATGAGACCTAATACACAAGTTTTTGCTTTCTTTGATAATGTAAATGTTTCTGATCATGTTCAACCTGCTGATGTATTTGCAATCACAGGAACATATAGTTTTAATGATATGCCACTATCTGGTAGTCAAACTGCTAGTGATAGTGCAAGAAGTTTTGATGGTGATCAAGTACAGGCATTCTCAATTGGTGACGTTGTTAAAAATACAACACATACAGCAACAACAATATCTGGTGTTGCACAATCAAGTGGTACAGTCACAATTACAGTAGCAGCTACTACAGGTCTTGCTGTTGGTCATCATGTTCAAATTACAAGTGTTGTTGGTTCAACAGAATTAAACTTTACAGCATCAAAAGCAAATAGTTATAAAATTGCTTCTATACCAACATCAACAACAATCACAATTACTGATTTAGATGATACTGCCGTAGAAACATTAACATCATATACATCGGGTGGTTCATTACAAAGATTACAGGCAAGTGGTGTTGTTATTTTCCAAAAACCAAATGGTACAGATATCAATGTTGTAAACATTAAAAATGGTTTTGCAATCGCTGATACATTAACAGGTACACTATTAAATTCAAGTGGTGCTATTAATACTGCAACAATTGGTGGTATTAACGGAACAACTTCTGGATTACCAACAATGAAAGCAAAGACTGATACTTTAATTGTTGATGATAATGGAACATTTGATGGTGTATTCTTTATACCAAATACTGATACATTAAGATTTAGAACTGGCGAAAGAGTATTCAGATTAATTGATGAAGTAAGTAATAATCCAGAAACTGGTAATCACTCATCAAAAGCAGAAAAGATTTATCGTGCAACAGGTATTGCTGAAGAAAGAGAACAGACAATACTTAATGTTAGAAGAGCAGAATTTGTTAGAGATAGAGTACAAGATACTCAGATTGTTTCCCGTGACGTTCGTGGTGCGTTATCTACAAACAGAACTCTAATTAGAAATTTACCAGACAGAGATAATCGACCAGGTCCAAGACCACAAAGAAGACACGATCCTCTTGGTCAAACATTTATTAACCAAGGTGACGAAGGTGCATTTATTACAAAGATTGATTTATACTTTGCTGCTGTCGGTCAAAGACCAGTCACTGTTCAATTAGTAAATACAGTTGATGGTCACCCAAGTTTAAAAGTTATTGCACAGAAAACTTTACAAGCAGGACAAATTACTGCATCAACAGACGCTACAACAGCAACAACATTTACATTTAGTTCACCCGTATATTTAAAAGATGATGTTGAATATGCAATCTTAATTAAAGTTGACGAACCAGGAACAAAAGTTTGGTTCTCAGAAGTTGGTGCTACAAACGTGACTGATAACAGATTAATTTCCTCTAACCCTCTACAAGGTACATTATTCTTATCACAAAATGGTCAAACATTTACACCACATCAATACAAAGATTTAAAGTTTACAATGTATCGTGCAAAATTCAGCACATCATTAACTGGTACACCTACATTTGTAAACAATGCAGTTTCACTACAAACATTAGAAACTGATCCATTCGAAATAAACACAGGCACTGCAACTGTTCGTGTGACACAAAAGAATCACGGTTTCACAAATGGTGATAAAGTCACAATTTCAGGTGTTGCGAATGGCTTCTATGGTGCAAACTCAACAACAATTGGTATACCAGCAACTGAGTTAAATGATTCTCATACAATTGCAAATGCAACAATAGACACATATACAATTGGATTAGAATCTGGTAACATTACTACAAATACTAATAGTCTTATACAAGGATTTGTTGGTGGTTCAGGAATCAAAGCAACAAGAAATATTGCAGGTGATATTATACAAGCATCTACTTCACAAATTAAATTACCAGATACAACACTATCATATGCATTTACAGGTATGACTACAGATTATACAAAACAAACTGCTGTAAGTATTTTAGAAAATTCAAATTACTACCCAACTGCAAGACACATTGTTGCAAGTGAAGAAAACCAAGATACAAATCTAAATGGTCGTGCAACTGATGTATTAACAGGAACATCATCAAAATTAGTTGCTACTCTATCAACAACAAATGATTTTGTATCACCTGTTTTAGATTCACAAAGAATTTCATTGTGTTTAACATCTAACAGAATTTCAAATGTAAGTAGAACTGATGTAAACGTATCGGCACTTGATGATAGAACTGCTGTAAGTGCAAACAATACAATTATCTTTAGTGCTACTAACTCTACTATTTCAACTGCTAATGCAGCTGCAAAACTTTTATTACTAACATTAGATGAAGGTAAAGAAATTACAGCATCTGGTGCATCTAATTCAAATAACAATATAACTTACACAGTGACAGATGTAAGTACGGATGGTGCGACAGTCACAGTGACACCTGCACCAGGAACAAATGAAAGTGCATCAAGCAATATCACAATAGTTCAACATGAACACTTCTTAAATGGTATTGCACCAACAGGCGCTACATGTGATGCAAAATATGTCACAAAGAGATTCTCATTAGAAAATCCTTCAACTGCATTAAAGATTCAATACGAGATGAACAGACCGGGTACAACTACTGTTAATGTTTACTACAAAATTGTAGAAGACGGTGATACAAGAAGTTTTGACGATATACCATATGTATTAACATCACCTGATACAACTGATTCTGCTGACGAGATTGAAACAATCTTTAGAGAAAGATCACATACCGTAAGTAGTCTAAATACTTTTGCTACAGTGGCAATAAAAGTAGAAATGAAATCAACTAATACATGTCAAGTACCTAAACTTAAAAATTTAAGAGTATTGGCATTGGCATTATAATGAGTTATTTAAAAGTAAAAGGTCATGCACATTTGGTAAGAGATACCGAAAGTCATGCGATTGTAAATACGAATAAAAACACTTATGAATTATACATGAGAAATACAATTGCAAGACGTAAACAACAAGATGAATTAAGAGATACAGTAAGAGAGATAAATAATTTAAAGAATGAAATGTTTGAAATTAAAGAGTTATTAAAAAAGGTAGTTAAGTAATGGCCGCAAGAACAATAGCAACAACACAAACGTTAGAAGATTTAAGAACAACATTTAATGCTCTATCAGAAACAGACTTTGGTGATAAGGCAACACTAAATGGTGGTATATCGGCAACAACTCTTGTTGGTGCTGTGAATGAGATTTTTACTACTGCGGCTGCTGCTGGTGGTCATAATATAACTGATGGTTCTAATACTCAGGTAATTGGATCTGGACAAACAGTCACATTTAGTGGTACAACAAATGAAATTGAAGCAGTTGTTTCTGCTACTGATACTTTAACAATTGGTTTACCAAATGCTGTTGCAATCACAACTTCACTTACAATTGGTGGTGTTGCTGTTCCAACTATTTCATCAACATCTACACTTACAAACAAAAGTTTAACAGCACCTATATTAACAGGTTCTGCTTCTGCTGCTGGTTCTATTTTATTTAAAGAAGATACGGACAACGGCACAAATGCAGTCACACTTATAGGTCCTGCTTCAACTGCTGATGTCACAGTCACATTACCAGCTGCAACAACAACTTTAGTAGGAACAGATACAACTGATACACTTACAAATAAAACTTTAACAAGTCCTGTTATTGCTACTATTGTAAATAATAGTAATAATCTAACTTTACCTACAACGGCAGATACAATAGTAGGTAGAGCAACTACAGATACTTTAACAAATAAATCAATTGACTTAGCAAATAACACATTAACAGGTAGTTTAGCAGAATTTAATAGTGCATTACAATCTGAGAGTTTCGCTTCTTTAACAGGTTCTGAAACATTAACAAATAAAACACTTACAACACCAATCGCAAATGCTGGAATACAGTTAAAGAATGGTGCTACAAGTGCTGGATTCTTGGAATTCTTTGAAGATTCTGATAATGGTACAAATAAAGTCACATTAATTGGTCCAGCATCTACTGCTGATATAACTTTAACTTTACCAACTCAAGCTGGCACAGTTGTTGTATCAAATACTGATGATGGCAACGATGTTCAACTGGATTCTTTAGGATTAAACACGGCTGCGTCAGGAACTGCAGGAGAATTAAGGGCAACTGATGATATTACTGCTTTTTATTCTTCAGATGTTGCATTAAAAGAAAATATTCACAATATTTCGTCTGCTTCAGAGAAAATTGAACAATTAAACGGCGTTTTATTCGATTGGAAACAAGATTTTATCGATTCTAAGGGTGGAGAAGACGGATATTTCGTAAGAAAGACTGATGTTGGTGTTATTGCACAAGACGTAGAGAAAGTTTTACCCGAAGTAGTTGCCACAAGAGAAAATGGAATCAAAGCAGTTAAATATGATAGACTTGTTGCTTTACTCATTGAGGGTTTTAAAGAAATGAAACAAGAAATTAATAAGTTAAAGAAAAAGACTATATAAATATATTATATAATTAAGGAGTTTAAGAACTATGCCTACACCTTCCGGTCAAATATCACTTGATCAAGTAAATTCAGAATTGGGTATCTCATCAGGTACTCAAATTAACATGAACGCAACAGCAGTAAGAGGACTTGCCGCTGTACCTTCTGGTGCTATTACAATGTCTAATCTACAAGGCAAATCAAATGCACCATCTGATGTAGATTATCTGATTATTGCTGGAGGAGGCGGAGGTGGTAATCCTGGTGCTGGAGGTGGCGGTGCTGGTGGTGATCGTCAAGGTACTGCAACAGGTGTTTCAGGAACATATGCTCTCACAGTAGGTGGAGGTGGAGGTACAAACGATGGAGGTTCAAACTCAGTCGGTTTCTCAATTACATCAACTGGTGGTGGTAGAGGTGGTAATCGTGCTCAAGCAGGTGGTTCTGGTGGATCAGGCGGAGGTGGGGGTGGTGAAAAACAACCAAACTTACGAAACGCTGGTGGTGGTATAGGTGGTCAAGGTAATCCAGGCGGATACGGTTATGGTTATCCTCAACCCAAAGGTGGCGGAGGAGGAGGATCTGGTGGAAGTGGTGCAAATGCTGTTAATGCTAGCGCTGGTTCTGGTGGCAATGGTAGATCAGGTTTAGACGGTATCTCACGTGCTGGTGGAGGTGGAGGTTCTTCAAGCCAAAGCTACGGTGCAGGTCAACCAGGTGGTTCTGGTGGAGGTGGTGGTTCTACAAATAATGGTGGTGGAGGTGGTGGTTCAGCGAATACAGGAGGCGGCGGCGGAGGCGGCGGTAATAGTAATGGTGGATCTGGAGGTTCTGGTATCGTCATTGTTAGATATCCAGATTCTTTTGATCAATTACCTTCGACAGGCAGTCCTCAGTTCTCACAGTCTGGTGGATACAGTTATATGAAATTTACAGGTTCTGGGAGTGTGACAATCTAAATGGCACATTTTGCAGAATTAAATGATAGTAATGTAGTGCAACGAGTTGTTGTTGTAGCAGACGCAGTTGTTTCTGATGAGGCAACAGGTATCGCATTTTTAAAAAATCTTTATGGTGCAGATACTATCTGGAAACAAACTTCATACAATACATGGGGTAATAAACACTATACAGGTGAGTTAGAAGTTTCGGATACTATTCATCTGACAAAAGGTGAAAAATTAAGTAGTGATCAGTCAAAAGCATTTAGAGGTAATTTTGCTTCAATAGATGGCACTTGGGATTCAACTAATAATATTTTTATACCACCAAGACCAACAGATGCTGTCGGAACAAGTTGTGCTTCTTGGACATTCAATACGACAACAGCATTATGGACTCCACCAATTACATTTCCTACAGTTTTAGATGATGGTGCAGACCCTGTTGTTTGGCTCTATTCTTTTGATTGGTATGAAGCAAAATATCAAGCAAATAACGCAAGAGGTTGGAACGGCAAAAAACATAATGCCGATGGTACCGATCACAGTGATACAAAAGAGTATTACTGGAATGGTTCTGCTTGGGCAGAAGCAACTTAATAAACGCTTGACTTTTTAGTCAAAATGTGATACATTATATTATGGTTCAATTTTCAGAAAACAATTACATAATCGTTAAAAACGCAGTAAAGCCAGATATTGCTGAGTTTGTCTATACATATTTCAAAAATAAAAGAGCAGTCGCTGATCACATGTTTAAAAATGGCAATGATGTGACAAACAAAGAAACTTATGTTCATTATGGTTATTTTGGTGAGAAAGGCATTATCGGAGAAGTTGATGAAAATTTTTCTTCTTACGGTGATTTGGTTATGGAAACTCTTTTAGCAAGTGTTCAACAATTAATGGAAAAGAATACTGGACTATCTCTTATACCAACATATAGTTATGCTAGAATATATCGAAAAGGTAGTGTTTTAAAAAGACACAAAGATAGACCAGAATGTGAAATATCTTGTACTTTAAATCTTGGTGGTGATATGTGGCCCATCTTCGTAGAACCTTCTGGTAAAGAAGGAAAATCTGGAGTGAAAGCAGAATTGAATCCAGGTGACTTACTAATTTATAGAGGAGAGTTTGTAGAACATTGGAGAGAACCATTTGACAAAACCGAATGTTGTCAAGTGTTCTTACATTATAATGATGTTAATGGTGAATACGGAAGAACAAATGCGAATGACCATCGACCAATGTTAGGATTACCTACATCTTATAGAAAAAATGAAAGAACTTGAACTACCAACAATAACAGGTATGGGTGGTTGGTATATACCGACTAACGTTTGTGATGATATAGTGAATGTCTTTGAAGACAATAAAGAGGTTCATGGTAGAGGTAAATCTGGTGATGAAGCTAGTAATGATTTTGGTGTTAACTTAGATATGAAAGATAGTTATGATATAAGTATTTCTTCAAACCATGATCTAAAACCTTTCGGCGAATATAAAAAACATTTATCAAACTGTTTAGATAATTATATTGAGAGATACAAACATATTAATTATGTAAATTATTTTTCAATAACTGAAGATTATAATATTCAGAAGTATCTACCGGGTGGTGGATTTAAAAAATATCATTTTGAAAATGCTGTTAACGAAAAAAGAGTATTAGTTTTTATGACTTATTTGAATGATGTTGATGACGGTGGCACACAATTTCTTTATCAGGACTTAATAATACCAGCAGAAAAAGGTCTAACTCTTATATGGCCTGCGGGTTTTACACATACACACAAGGGTGTTATCAGTCAAACACAAACAAAATATATCGCAACAGGATGGTATAGTATCGAATGAAAGTAATAGAAAATTTCTTACCAGATGAACTTTTCGAAAAGATCCAAACTCTGATGATGGGTAGTAAGTTCGATTGGCACTATGCACCTGGTGTAGCAACACATGATGATACTGATGATTTTTATTTTACTCATAATTTTTATGAACACGAGAAACAACAAAGCAAACATTTTGAGTTAATTACACACCCAATTATAGGTAGAGTAAGTTTTAACTTTATGATAAGAGTAAGAGCAAATTGTTATGTAAGAAAATATGAACAGTATCAAAATGGTTTTCATACAGATCAAAGTTTCCCACATACTGTTGGTTTGTTTTCAATCAATACTAATAATGGATATACACTATTTGAAGATGGAACAAAACATGAATCAAAAGCAAACACAATGATATTGTTTCCTGGTGATATGAAGCATGCTAGTGTTTCACAGACAGACGAAAAGATAAGAGTAAATATAAACTTTAATTTTGTTTAATGACAGATATACAAGATGCATATGAGAATCTAAAAAAACTAAACTATCAAAAATCTAACCATGATGGTGTTTCAGTTTTTTATGATGATAAAACTTATTTAAAGATAGATTCTAAAAAGAAAGTGACACTATCAGGTGGTAGTTTTTATACAATAATGAAATACCCAAAAGAATTTAAAGAAGAAAATATTAAACTTCAATCACCTGCAGAATTGCATAATGAATCAAACCATTCTGTATATTGTATATTAGCTGATTGTTTGTTTGATGATACACCACAAGAGTTAAAACTTATTATAAAAAGTGGGGTGGAAAGTTTAGATAAATATGATTAGAGATTATGAAAGGCACACACAATGATTATACATGACGATATTTGGCAAGACATAGCAGTAGAAGAAGAATTTCTATCAGACGAAAGTAAAGAGTTCCTTAACAACTTTATATTGAATGAAAATATAAAAGAAAAATATAGTATTCTTAAAAGTATTGAAGAAGAACCTGATTTAGAAAAGAATAGAATAGTTTCGCCACACTTTGAAAAGTTTAAAAAGATATTTGTTGATTGGTTAATATTATACCCACATTCATGCACCGAACTTTTAAAAATGGAAATAAATGTATATTCACCACCTCTTTCATTTCAATCAAATAAAATTCTTCCTAAAGTAGAACATGATCATAAAAATTACAGACAATTCATGTTGTACTTATCTCCTGATGACAGACACGCTAAAACATCGGTATGGAGAGAAGATTATGTTCATACTCTTTATGAACTAGAACCTAAAAAATTTACAGCATTTAATTTTGAAGCATTGCCAGTATCTCAAATTCTTCCAAAAGAAAATGATTTAAAAATATTAACGATAACATATAAATGATACACGACAAAGATTACTGGTACTATGAAGGAGCATTGAATGATGAACAATGCGAAAGTCTTCTCAATTTAAAAAAACAATACCAGTTGGAAAAAGCAACTATTGATGAAGGTGAAATTAATAATAAGATTAGAAAAACAGAAGTGTTATTCACATCTGAGGACTGGGTTTACGATATGATTCGACCATACTTAGAAGATGCTCTTATTCATGCTAATTGGAACTTTGATATCAATTGGTGTGAACCTGCTCAATTTACAGAGTATAAACAGGGTGGTCACTATGATTGGCATATAGATGCAATGCCATTGCATATGCAAGAAAAAATGAACATATCATATAAAGGTAAGATAAGAAAACTATCAACATCAGTTGTATTGTCAGACAGCAATGATTATGAAGGTGCCGATTTTGAAATTATTGATTCACCATCACTTACTCCCAATGATAATAGAAGATTACGACTTATTAAAGATCCAGGCTTTAGAACAAAGGGAAGTATTATTTTCTTTCCATCAAGTGTTTGGCATCGAGTGACACCAATAACATCTGGTGTAAGAAACTCTATGGTGTTCTGGTGGTTAGGACCTACATTTAAATGATTAAAATACACGACATAAAATTTAACGATAAATAATATTAAGGAGAATATATTATGACCGAAGAACTAAAAGAAAAAACAGTAGTGATTGATGATAAAACTTATAAAGAAAGTGAATTGCCACAAGAGGCAATCAAATACATCAATCTTCGTGCGGAAATATTACAGACACGAGCAAGAGTGACTGCTGAACTTGAAAGATGCGATGTGATATTAAATTATTATATTGATCAAGTTAAAAAAGCAATAGAAGAAGATAAATAGTAATATGGCTGCAATAGCAAATCTTTTTGTTGATCAAGGAACAACCTTCAATACATCTGTTTTAGTGACAAATGATGCAGGATCTGAGTTTGATTTAACAGGATATTCTGTGGCAGCACAACTAAGAAAGTCTTATTCTTCATCAACAGCAACAGATTTTACGACTGCTGTTCCAACGCCAGCAACAGCTGGACAAATAAATTTAACACTTTCTGCAACACAGACTGGTGCTTTAGAAGAAGGACGTTATGTATATGATGTCGAAGTGTCTAAAGACGGTATTGTCACCCGTGTTGTAGAAGGTCTTATCACAGTTTCCCCACAAGTCACAAAATAATCTATATTTACCTCACTTTCAATATAAATATATTATAAATATTAAGGTATTAAGAGGCAAATATGGCAATCAAAGCAACAATTCAATCATCAGGTAATACTACAGCAAAGATTACATCAACCACAAGTAATCGACCTGAAAGAGTTGCCGTCACAGTTCCTGCAACTGCAACAGCCATAAATAATTCTGATTTTTCACTTAAATCTTTAGCAGATGTTGATGTATCTAATCTTGCAAATGGTGGTGTTTTACAATTTCGTAGTAGTGATGGTAAATTTGTATTAAGAAATGAATTAGAAGAAACTGTATCAGGCGCTCTAACACTAAATGCTGGAAATTTTTAAATGGAGATTAAATGGCAACAATAATTCAGATTAAAAGATCGACCGGGACTTCTGCTCCTGGCACACTGAAACTAGGTGAATTAGCCTATACTTTTGGTTCTGGTTCACAAGGTAATCTTGGTGATAGATTATTTATTGGTGAGGGTGGTGTAGATGGAAACGGTGATGCAAATAATATCACGGTTATAGGTGGTCAATATTTCTCAGACATGTTAGATCATGTCGCTGGTACTTTAACTGTAAGTTCAGCATTAGTAGTAGATGCTAATAAAGCAATAGATGAAATTTTTGTAGGTAATTCAGCAACTGTTGGCGGAACAGTAAAATTCAATGAAGGCACAAATAACGGCACAAATTTTGTAGGTTTAAAATCACCAAACTCAGTAGGTTCAAGTGTGACTTACACACTACCAGGTACTGATGGTTCAAGTGGTCACGTTTTAGTCACAGACGGTTCTGGTGGTTTATCATTTCAAGCACCCGCTTCAAGTTCACTTACACTTGCCGCAGATAGTGGTTCAAACGATACATTCAATACTGGCGAAACTTTAACATTTGCTGGTGGTACAGGTATCGATACAGCAGTTTCAGATAATAATATTTCTTTTGCAATTGATGGAACAGTCACAACACTAACAGGTTCACAAACATTAACAAACAAAACATTTACAGCACCTAAATTTGCTAACGCAGGATTTATTGCAGACGCAAATGGTAATGAACAACTTCGTTTTAATACAACGTCTTCTGCTGTAAACCAATTTGATATCACTAACGCCGCAACAGGCACTGGTGTTAAATTATCAACATCTGGTGGTGATAGTAATATTGACATCGTATTAGATCCTAAAGGTACTGGTGTTGTAGATGTTAATACAAGTAGAATTACAAATGTGACAGATCCTACACAAGCACAAGATGCCGCAACAAAGGCATATGTTGATGCTGTTAAAGTAGGATTAGATATAAAAGATTCAGTCACAGCTGCAACAACAGCAAATATCACAATTGCTACTGCATTAAATGTAGGTGATACAATTGATGGTATTTCACTTTCTGATGGAGATAGAGTTCTTGTAAAGGATCAATCAGACGCAACAGAAAATGGTATCTATGTGGCAGGTTCTTCACCCGCAAGAGCAGGTGATGCTAATGCAAACGGAGAACTTACAGGTGGTTCATTTGTATTTGTAGAACAAGGTACTGCTAATGGTGATAATGGTTATGTATTTACACATAACGGTACACCAACTTTAGGTTCAACAAATTTAACAGTCGCACAATTCTCAGGTGCAGGACAAATTACTGCTGGTGCCGCATTAACAAAAACAGGTAATCAGTTAGATGTTGGTGTAGATGATTCATCTATCGAAGTTTCTTCAGACGCATTAAGAGTTAAGTCTGCTGGTATTACAAATACCATGTTGGCAGGTTCTATTGACTTAACTTCTAAAGTGACAGGCACATTACCTGTTGCAAATGGTGGTACTGGTGCCGCTTCATTAACAGCAAACAGAATGCTTGTTTCAAATGGCACAAGTGCAATTGCTGTATTAGCCGCAGGAACAGCAGGACAAGTAATGTTATCAAACGGTGGATCTGCTCCAGCATTTGGTGATATAGACGGCGGAACATTCTAGTGGCAACAGTTATAAAACTCAAAAGATCGAACACTAGTTCATCAGTTCCTACAACAAGTGATTTGGCAGATGGTGAAGTAGCATTAAATACTGCTGATAAAAAGATTTATGTAAGAAATGGTGGTAGTATCGTTGCAGTGGCAAACTTTAATGAACTTGATCTATCTGCTGTTGACCAAGATATCATACCTGATGCGAATGGTACAAGAGATTTAGGTAGTTCATCAAAACGTTTTAATGAATTATTTCTAACAGGTTCAACAATCAATTTAGGTGGTGCAACAATATCATCTGATGGTGGTGGCACGGTTGCTATTTCAGCATCTGGTGTGACATTGCCCTCTGGTTCTAAAGTTGAAGTTGCTTCAGGTCTTACAAAAACAGTGGCATTGGCTGATGATGTCACAGGTACGGCAATCAGATCAGTTCCATTCTTTTCAAAGTCTGGTGGATTAGACACCGCAAACGCAAGATTAAATTTCAGATCATCGACAAGAGGACAAGCTATTGCAAGTTTTGTATTAGCAAACGGTAGTACCTTAACAACAACAAGTGAGGAACTATTTACATTTTAGGAGATTAGATGGCAGTAAAAGTACCAACAAGAGCAGTATTTGACGGAAGTGGAAACGCAACAGGTTTAGCAGAATTTCAATCTGGTGAGTTTGTAGGACTTAGTCATGGTGGTATAGGTGCCGCATTATCAATTGGTAGTGCAGGTCAAGTATTAAAAGTTAATTCAGGTGCTAGTGCATTAGAATTTGGTAGTGTAGAAGCAGTCATAAACATTGATGGTGCTACAGACTTAACAAGTGCAACACTACAAACAACCGATCTATTAATATTATCTGATGGTGGCACAGAAGGTCGTGTGACACTTGCACAATTAGATACTTTATTTTCTGGTACAACTAAAACACTTACAAATAAAACATTAACAACACCTACTATAACAACACCTATAATAAATGCAGGTGCTCAATTAAAGAATGGTTCAACAAGTGCTGGTTTCTTAGAGTTCTTTGAAGATAGTGATAACGGAACAAATAAAGCAACTTTAATAGGTCCTGCTTCTACAGCAGATGTCACTATAACTCTTCCAGCTGCTACAGATACTTTAGTAGGTAAAGCAACAACTGATACTTTAACAAATAAAACCTTAACAAGTCCTAAACTAAATGAAGATGTGGTATTATCTGCTACTGCTACAGAATTAAATTTATTAGATGGTGTATCAGGACTTGTTCAAGCAGACTTTACAAAATTAGCCGCTGTTGATGCAACATCGACAGAATTAAATATCGTTGATGGCAATACAAGTGCTACATCAACAACAGTTGCAAGTGGTGATAGAGTAGTTTACAATGATGCAGGCACAATGAAACAAGTTGATGTCGATGACATTGATACTTACTTTAGTGCCACATCTAAAACACTTACAAATAAAACATTAACAAGTCCAATAGTTTCGGGTTTAGCACTATCTGATAGTTCAATTGTATTCGAGGGTTCAGGTGCAGATGACCACGAAACAACTTTTACTGTCACAAACCCAACAGCAGATAGAACAATTACTTTACCAAACGCAACTGGTAATGTTGCTGTATTTGCTGCCGCATCAGCAGTAGTCACAGATGGTAATGCTGGTCAGGCATTGACTACAGATGGTTCTGGTAATCTAAGTTTTGCTACAGTAGGTGCAAATTTTCCAGAATCAACATTTACAACAGCACCAGGTTCTGAGGGTAATTTTGATTTATCATTTGATCCTGCACAATCGTCACAAGAAACACCATTTGAAGATATAGGTAATGATTCATTTGGAGTTTCAACTGATTCGACAGTCTTTAGTTGTATGGACCCAGCAGGTAGTTTATCTACCGTAGATTTAGGAGCATTCTCATAAGATTGAGAGTAATACTATTATAAATAAGTATAGGAGAATATAAATGCCGACAGTATTAAAATTTAGAAGAGGAACCACTGCCCAAAATAATGCATTTACGGGTGCTGCTGGAGAGATTAGTATTGATACACAAACAGACAATCTCAGAATACACGATGGTTCTACAGCAGGCGGTTTCGAAGCAACTCGAAATACTGCGACACAAACATTAACAAATAAAACATTAACAACACCAACACTTACAACACCTGTAATTAACACAGGTGCAGACTTAAAAAATGGTTCAACTAGTGCTGGTTTTATAAAGTTTTTCGAAGATTCAGATAATGGAACAAATGCAGTCACACTCATAGGTCCAGCATCTACTGCTGACGTGACTTTAACATTGCCTGCTGCTGCTGATACTTTAGTAGGTAAAGCAACAACTGATACACTTACAAATAAAACATTAACAACACCTACAATTGATCAAATCAATGCTGGTGGTTTTACATTAGATTCTTCAGGTGATATTAATTTAGACGCTGATGGCGCTGATATCATTCTGAAAGATGACGGAACAGAATTTGGTAGATTTACAAACTCATCAACTGATTTTGTAATTAAATCTGCCGTATCAGACAAAGATATGATCTTCAAAGGTAATGACGGTGGCTCAGAAGTCACAGCACTTACTTTAGATATGTCTGCTGCTGGTAATGCTACATTTGGTGCTGACTTAACTGTCACAGGTAATTTTACAGTTAATGGCACAACAACTACCGTATCTACAACTAATACAACTGTTTCAGACAACTTACTAGAATTAAACTCAGGTGCAGGATCAAACGCAAACGATTCTGGTATCTTAATCGAAAGAGGTTCTACTGGTGATAATGCATTTATAGGTTTCGATGAAAGTGCCGATGAGTTTGTAGTTGGTACTACAACTGCTACAAACACAGCAACTGGCAATCTAACAATTGCTAAAGGTGTTATTTCAACTTCTGGTAATAGAATTTACGATTCAGATGGTTCTCACTACGTTGCGTTAACCGCACCTTCTATTACAAGTAATGTCAGTTTCGCTTTACCATCAACAGATGGTTCTAATAATCAAGTTATTGTCACAGACGGTTCTGGTAATTTATCATTTACCTCTGTAAACGCTGCCGCTGGTGCTGGTTTATCAAACGTTGTTGAAGATTCAACACCTCAACTTGGTGGTAATTTAGATACAAACTCACATAACATTTTAATTGACGATGCACACTTCATTGCTGACGAAAATGGTAATGAACAAATCATATTTCAAACAACAAGTTCCGCAGTAAACCAAATCGATGTCACTAACGCCGCAACTGGTAATGGACCAGAAATTAGTTCAACAGGTGGTGATACAAATATTGATCTTAAACTAACACCTAAAGGTACAGGTAAAGTTGTACTTGATGGTAATGTAAGTATTGATACTGGTGTTATTGATCTTAAAAATGGTGGTACTGCATCAAAAGTTTTATTCTATTGTGAAAGTTCAAATGCTCATGCACAAACTTTACAATCCGCACCACACTCAGTAGGTGCAACAAACACATTAACATTACCTGGTGGTACAACAATTGGTAATGATGCTGCTGTTCTTGTATCTGATATTGGAACACAAACACTTACAAACAAAACATTAACCACACCAACATTAACTACACCTATTGCTAACGCAGGAATACAGTTAAAGAATGGTGCTACTAGTGCTGGATTCTTAGAGTTCTTTGAAGATTCAGATAATGGCACAAACAAAGTCACACTGATAGGACCAGCGGCAACTGCTGATGTCACAGTCACACTTCCTGCGGCTGCAGACACTTTAGTAGGTAAGGCAACCACAGACACACTCACAAACAAAACAATTAATGGTCCAGACAACACACTTACAAATATACCTGCTGGCAACTTAGCAGGCACAGTTGCTAACGCAAGACTTGATGCTCAACTACAAGATGTTGCTGGATTGGCAGTCACAGACGGTGGATTTATTGTAGGTGATGGTTCTAACTTCGTATTAGAAACAGGTGCAACTGCTCGTGCTTCATTAGGACTTGATACAGGCAATGATGTTCAGTTTGATTCATTTGGTGTTGCGACTGCGGCATCAGGTACTTCTGGTGAGATTCGTGCTACTAACGATATTACTGCGTTCTATTCTTCAGACGTTGCCCTCAAAGAAAACATCAACAACATTCCAAATCCAATGGATATGGTATCTAAGTTAAATGGTGTATTATTTGATTGGAAAGATTCTTTCATCAAATCAAAAGGTGGCGAAGACGGATACTTTGTTCGTAAGAAAGATGTCGGCGTTGTTGCACAAGATGTAGAATCAGTATTACCTGAGATTGTAGGAACTAGACCAGACGGTATTAAGGCTGTAAAATATGACAG